GCAGACCAAGGAGCAGGCGGCGCGGGAGATCGCGATTGCCTTTGGCGTGCCGCCGATGCTGATCGGCATCCCGGGCGATGCGACCTATGCCAATTATCAAGAGGCCAACCGGGCCTTTTTTCGGTTAACGGTCTTGCCGCTGGCGACGCGGGTGACGGCGGCGATTGCGGTCTGGATGTCGAAGTTCAGCGGCGAGGACATCGAGTTGAAGCCGGATCTGGACCAGATTCCCGCCCTTGCGGTTGAGCGCGATCAGCAATGGGCGCGGGTGGGGGCGGCGGATTTTCTGACGCCCGAGGAAAAGCGCCTGCTGTTGGGGCTGCCACCCTTGACGGGCGCATGACTCCGCGCCGGTCGCCTGAAGGGTCACGGTTCTTGTATGACGGCTTTGATCCCGCCACAGCGCGGATCGAGGCCAATGAACGTGTGGCCGAGGAGCGTTGGGCGGCGCTCGATTACCGGTTGGAATTGATCGACGGCACGCTGGAGCGGTTGGAAAAGCGCATCTGGCTGGGCGTTTACGGTGTGGCAGCATTTCTGGTGTCGCAGATGGCCGAGGTACTGATCGCAGCAGCGACAAAGTGAGGTTCACGATGCAATGGAAGATGGAAGGCGCGCCGGAGCGCAAGTTCACCGGGACAGATGCCGGAACGGGTGCCGGGTTGACCGTCACCGAGGGGCGGGTCGTGTCGGGCTATGCCAGTTTGTTCGGCCTGCGCGATCAGGGGGGCGATGTGGTGCAGAAGGGTGCCTATGCGCAGAGCCTGAAGGCGCTGGCCGCCGCCGGGCGGCAGGTCAAGATGCTGTGGCAGCATGATCCCGCGCAGCCGATCGGCGTCTGGGATGAGGTGCGCGAGGATGCCAAGGGCCTGTTCGTCAAGGGCCGCATTCTGATCGAGGTGGAAAAGGGCCGCGAGGCGGCGGCCTTGCTGACGGCGGGAGCGATCGACGGATTGTCGATCGGCTACAAGACCGTCAAGGCGGAACGCGATGGCAAGGGCAACCGCCTTTTGTCACAGCTGGAGCTTTGGGAAGTGTCACTGGTGACCTTTCCCATGCTTCAAGAGGCGCGGGTTTCGGCCAAGGGTGACATGCCCGACGCCGCATTCTGGCGCGACCTGGCAGCGATCTTTGACGACGCGCGCCAATCAATGGCCAAGCGCTAGAGCGGGCCTTCACGACCAACCTGAGGAACCAGATATGACCGAGATTAAGGCTCGGGCCGGGGAAGACTTGCCCCAGGCCCTGCATCCGGGTGCGGAAGTGAAATCCGCGATGGCCGGATTTGTGAATGCCTTCAAAGGCTTTCAGGACGATGTGAAACTTTCATTGCAACAACAGGAAGAGCGTTTGACCATGCTGGATCGTAAAACCACGAGCTATGCCCGCCCCGCACTGTCGACTCATGTCGAGATGGACCTGTCGCACAAGCAGGCGCTGGCCACCTATCTGCGCACGGGCGATGATGACGGCCTGCGCGGCCTGACGCTGGAAGGCAAAGCCCTGTCGACCGCCGTTTCTGCCGATGGCGGTTTCCTTTTGAACCCGCAGATGAGCGAGAACATCCAGTCGATGCTGTCATCGACCGCCTCGTTGCGTTCGATTGCCAATGTCGTGCAGATCGATGCGACCACCTATGATGTCATTGTGGACAACACCGATGTCGGCTCGGGCTGGCAGACAGAGGCGACCGCGGTCCAGGAAAGCACGACGCCGAACATCAACCGCATCTCGATCAAGCTGCATGACCTGTCGGCGATGCCGAAGGCCAGCCAGCGTTTGCTGGATGACACGGCGTTTGACGTGGAAAACTGGCTGTCGCAAAAGATCGCCACGCGGTTTATCCGTGCGGAAGCCTCGGCCTTTATCAATGGCACGGGCACCGATCAGCCCAAGGGCCTTTTGTTGCCGAACAAGGTGGCCAACACCGCGTGGACCTGGGGCAATCTGGGCTATGTCGCGACCGGCGCTGCCAGCGATTTCAACACCACCAATCCGCTGGATTGCCTGGTCACGCTGGTTTACGCGCTGGCGGCTGATTATCGCGGGAATGCGACCTTTGTCATGAACAGCAAGACCGCGGGCGCGGTGCGCAGGATCAAGGACACGGTTGGTCGCTTCATGTGGACGGATTCGGTGGCGGCGGGCCAGCCTGCGACACTGATGGGCTACCGGGTGCTGGTGTCGGAAGACATGCCCGATATTGGGGCCAACACCTATCCGATCGCCTTTGGCGATTTCAATTCGGGGTATACGATTGCCGAACGCCCCGACCTGCGCATCTTGCGCGACCCCTTCTCGGCCAAGCCGAACGTGCTGTTCTATGCCTCCAAGCGCGTGGGCGGTGATGTGACCGACTTTGCTGCCATCAAGCTGTTGAAAGTCGCGGTTTCCTGACCTTGGTCGCTGGCCCGACCCCATTGCCGGGGTCGGGTCGTTAAGGGGCAGGGCCCAAAGACATCTTGCAGGGAAGGAGCATCCCGATGTTGTTGACCGAGTTGACAACCGTTGCGTCGAACGCGTTGCCGGTTCAGGCTTTGAAGGATCATTTGCGGCTGGGCACGGGGTTTTCGGACAGCGGCATGCAGGACGGTTTGATCGAAACCTATCTGCGGACGGCCATATCGGCGGTCGAGGGCCGGATCGGCAAGACGTTGATCACGCGTCGGTTTCGGCTGAGGCTGGAGGGATGGCGCGATTTGTCCGAGCAGGCGTTGCCGGTTGCCCCGGTCAGTGCCATCGTCTCATTGACGCTGTATGACGCCGCGAACGCGGCGACGGTGGTTGCGAACAGCCGCTATCGTCTTGTCCAGGACACCCACAGGCCCAAGCTTGTGTCAGTGGGGTATCTGCTGCCGACGGTTCCGTCGGATGGCAGGATCGAGGTGGTGTTCGATGCCGGTTTTGGAACGACCTGGGCAGAAGTGCCGTCGGATTTGCAACAAGCGGTGATGATGCTGGCGGCGCAGTATTACGAACGCCGCAACCAGTTTGCCGAAACCCAGCCAGGGCTGCCCTATCCGGTGCAGACGCTGATCGAACGTTGGCGGATTGTGCGCGTGTTGGGAGGGGGTACGGCATGACCACGCCAGACCTCAATCGGTCGCTGTTGCTGGAGGCGCCCACGCAAGTCGCCGATGGTGCCGGGGGATATTCCGTGACCTGGACAGTGATCGGAACGCTGTGGGGCGACATCAAGGCCGGCAGCGGGCGCGATCTGGCGGGGGTCGAGATCACCCTGGCATCGGTGCCCTATCGCATCACGGTCCGGGGGGCACCGGTCGGTTCACCGCGCAGACCGCTGCCGCAGCAACGTTTTCGCGATGGCACAAGGGTTTATCACATTCTGGCCGTGACCGAGCAGGATTACGAGGCGCTGTATCTGACCTGTTTTGCGCGTGAGGAGGTGCCGCAATGAGCTATGCAGCTGCCGCCGCCCTGCAATCGGCGGTCTATGCCCGGTTGACGGGCTATGCCCCTTTGGCTGGGGTCACGGTCGTGGATGCCGTGGCCCCCGGATCGGGCGCTGGCAAGTTCATCTTGCTGGGACCCGAAACCGCGAGCGACAAGGGCGGCAAGGGCTATGCCGGGGCCGAACACCAGTTTCAAGTCTCGGTCATCAGCGATGAGACGGGTTTCTTGAGTGCCAAGGTCATCGCCGGTCGGGTGTCTGACGCCTTGGCCGGTGCCACGCTGAGCCTGGCGGCGGGCAGGTTGGTGGACCTGTCCTTTGTCCGGGCGATCGCGCGGCGTCTGAATGAGGGCGATCAACGCCGCATCGATCTGGTCTTTCGCGCCCGCATCGATTTCTAGACGATTTTCAGCAAACCAACCGCAGGCGCCTTGGCGTTCGGTTCAAGACGGAGAGAGACGATGGGTGTTCAAAACGGCAAGGACCTGCTGATCAAGGTGGATTTGATCGGTGACGGTCAATTCGTGGCCATGGCGGGTTTGCGTGCCACCAAGATCGGGTTCAATGCAGAGACGGTCGATGTGACGTCGCTGGGTTCAGCAGGCGGGTGGCGAGAGTTGTTGGGCGGGGCAGGGGTCAAGACGGCATCCATCTCGGGGTCGGGGGTGTTTCGCGACGCCAACACGGATGAACGGGCACGGCAGATTTTCTTTGACGCCGAGATGCCAAATTTTCAGGTCGTGATCCCCAGTTTCGGCATCGTTCAGGGACCGTTTCAGATCACGGCCATCGAATATGCTGGAAACTACAATGGCGAAGCGACCTATGACATGTCGTTCGCCTCGGCCGGGCTTTTGAGATTCACGGCGATCTGATGGTCAACCCCTATGCTGGAGAGGTTTCGCTGACCTTGGATGGTCAGATCCATGTCGCCAAGTTGACACTGGGTGCCTTGGCGGAGTTGGAAACCGCGCTTGAAACGGGATCGCTGGTCGAACTGATCGAACGATTCGAAGGGCGCGCGTTTTCAACGCGGGATGTTCTGGCGCTGATCGTGGCAGGACTGCGGGGCGGCGGTTGGCGCGGCACGTCGGCCGATCTGATGCAGGTGGAGATTGGTGGCGGACCGATGGAGGCGGCGCGTGTGGCGGCCATGTTGTTGGCCCGTGCCTTCGCTTTGCCGAATGACGCATGACTCTGTTGGATTGGCCGGGATTGATGCGGGCCGGGATGAAGGGGTTGGGTTTGACCCCGGAGGAGTTCTGGAACCTGACACCCATCGAATTGAAAATCATGCTGGGGTCGGATGGACCCTCCCCGGCGATCAGCAGGGCGCGGTTCGACGAGTTGGCAGCCGCATATCCCGATACAGGAAAGGCAGGAACAGGTGACGGACATCGTTGACCTGACGGATCAGATCGCCGCCTTGGAGGCGACGCTGGGTGGCACGGTTGGAATCGTTTCGGCCTTTGAGGGTGAATTGTCCAAGATGCAGGACAGTCTGGTTTTCACCGGTCGTGAGGTGGGGTCGCTGGCCTCTGGGTTCAGCAGTGGATTGCGACGCGCCTTTGACGACGTGGCCTTTGACGGAATGAAACTGTCCGATGCCCTGAAAGGTGTTGCAAAAAGCATGGCCGACACCGTGTTCAACACAGCGATGAAGCCGGTTCAGAATGCCGTGGGTGGCTTCTTTGCCAATGGTGTCAATACCTTGCTGGGCGGAGCAATGCCCTTTGCCAAAGGTGGGGCGTTCTTGCAGGGCCAGGTGATGCCCTTTGCCAAGGGTGGCGTGGTGTCCCAACCGACGAGGTTTGGCGTGCGCGGTGGGATGGGATTGATGGGCGAAGCGGGGCCAGAAGCCATAATGCCGCTGACCCGCGGCCCGGATGGCCGGCTTGGGGTGCAGGCCGCCAATGGGG